GTTCTCTCATCGGGAAAAATGCCGTTCCGTTCTTGTTGTAGACATTTCTGACAATCTCTGTCTCAATGAGTACACAAGCAAAACCGCATCCACCGATTCGGAAAGTGTTTGATGGATATTCGCATCCCTCCCATCGGTCAACCTTCGGCCATATTTCCTTGAATACACAAGAAACGTGTGGAGCGCGTCTGGAATGTGCTATTCCTGTTACAAATGGTTTGCCGGAGAACATCAAATCATCAAGTAAGTCCTCGGTGAAAATCATATCCGAATCAAGCCACAACATATGCGTATAGCATTCATTCATTGCCTTTTGGGCCAGTTTGTCGCGTCCTACATAGACCAAAGTTGCACCTTGATATGCAATATCGTATTCAATGCCATCCTCATCAAGTCTCTTGACCAGTTTTGTCAAGCATTCAACAAATTGATAATGCATATAGTCATTTGTGGGTATAGCAATTAATAATCTCATTTTTTGGTTGCTCTTGCCCTCTTCTCTGTTTTCGGCTCTGCATCGGGTGTTTTCATAGCAACTTCAACTGCGGAGCCTACCGATATAAGAAAAGTCAACTCGGCAGGAGAAACCTCAACGATTTCCCCTGCCTTATGGTTGATTCTTGTATCTCTTAACAGTTTGATCTTTGCCATTAGGTTGTAACTGCGGAAGGTTTAGCAACAACGCAGAATCTGCCACAAGCGGTGAGTGCGTGTGCTACATACTGACGGCCAACGATCTTGACAAGATCTGCCTCTGCCTCGGTAACATCGTCATATTTGATGACAACTCCGTCACCTTCGGGATAGTTTGCCTGTACACCAGAAAGGTCACCAACGAATGCATAAACTGCATTTGCGGATGCGGTATCGTATGCCGGAAGGCTATTGTTGAACAGTACGGGCATTCCACGGAAAGGATCAACTGCAAAGTTGCCTCCTGCCTGTGCGGCAATGAAGTTTGCATAGGTCAGTTTGTTCATTACGATGACGGGATTTCTTGCCTCATCAGAGAGGTTTGCGAATGCGTCAGCAAATGTAACAACCGAAGGAGCCTCGGTGATCTTTGCAACGGATGCGGCAGAGCTTGTTGCGCTTGTGGGAGCCTGTGCAACATCTGCGACAACCAGAGCGGCCAGTTTCTTCACTATCTGATAGGTAAGCTCATCATAGATGTAACGAACAAGTGTCTCACCACCCATTGCGATTGCCTCATCAGAGATGTGAATCCACTTCTTGATGTTCTTGGGGATCATAGTCACGATACCAAGTGCAAGAGCCTCCTCTGTGGGAGCGGATGTGCCTTCTGTGTGTACATATGCACCATCAGCAGACAGTTCAAAAGCAACTTTGAGATTGCCCTTGATGTAGGTCTTGCGTACTCTGGAGAGTATCTCATCGTTATCCCAAGCCGTTCTGATGATTTCATCAACGAGTGTGGGAACGGGTACGGAGCCGGATGCATCGGTTGTCAGAAGTGCGCGGCACTCTGCGTCATTCTCGCTGATGAGATAACGTGCAAATGCATCAACATATTCTTTGCTTGATCTGATCTCTTCGGGTGTTTTCATTTCTTTCTTCTCCTCTGTGAATGTGCGGATGACTACTCCCTCACCCTCGGAAACCTTTGCCCTTATCTCGGCTTTCTTCTCTTCCTCGGCTTTACGGGATTCCATCTCCTCATTGATAGACTTCATCTCTGCCTCAAGCGCATCAAGGTCTGCACCTTCTGCGTCAAGTCCGGCAACGATTTCTGCCTTGCGTGTCTCCATCTCTTCGATGGTCATTTCTTTGAGTTCCATAGTTTATACCTCACTCATTATGCGGATTTTCTGTTTCTGCAACTCGATCCTGCGTTTCTCGGCCCGTACATTCTCCAATGATGCCTTTGCATTATCCAATGCATCGGCAAGGCCCCTCGCGCTGATGTTTGTTGCCTCATAGGCAGGAAATGTCACGGCAGACACCTCAAAAACCCTGCTTATCCTCTCGATATGCCTTTTCGGGTGTTCGCTTGATTCATCCTCCCATCTATCACCATCGACAGTAAACATAAATGACATCCCAGAGATGTCACCTCTCTCTATTGCCGAATAAAGTGCCTTTGCCTCCGCGTTGTTCTCTGTATCAAGATTCACGCGGATGTTCATTCCAACCTCATCATCAATGCTCATCTGCATTGTGGAGTTTGCGTTGTTGTTCCGGCTCCTTGCCAGAGGAATCATATCTGTGTTGTGATTCACAAGGAATCTGACATCTCGGAGGTCTGTGTCTGACAATGCACCTCGGTCTATAACTTCGTCATACCATCCCAGATCCGTCCAAGAATCATACACGATAGGTGTACCCTCAATGTATGTGCCGTGTTCTTCATCGTTCTGCGCTCTGACTTCAAAATTGAATGCGCGGATTTCCATATTTTCATTCTTCATTGTTACCTTCCTCCTCTGTTAGTTTTTCATCCGTGTCATAATACTCACCTCGGATGATTCGGACATCTCCACCCTCAACAGGAGGAAGATTCCATATCTCACGGGCATCATTGATTGAAATGACACCTCGGTCAATCAACTGACTTGATACATCCAATTTGTCTTTATTGGTCATATACTGCAATCTGTTTGCAGTTAGCATCACAAAGTTGCCGTTTGATTGTTCTCTCAACGTGAAAAGCATCTTGGTCATCACCTCGGAGAACTGGATTGCAAATGGCTCAATGGCTCCTTCATAGAAAGCAGACCACGCATCACCATATGCCTTGTTGGTCAGAACATCCTCATTGACCATAAAATACTGATACACATTGTCTTTGATGAGTTTCATCTCATCGGCAGATGCAACGAACGGATCTGATTTGACTTGGTTTATGTTTGTGTATGTATTCGGGAACAGGAGCAGACCTCCACCCTCCGAATCCTTTGAGAAGTTCTCCTCCGAGAATCGTTTTCTCTCCTTTGCCAAGTCCTCGGCCTTTGAGAAGTTATTGACTTGTGCATAGAATCGATAAGTTGCGGCAGACTTCACACCCTCCTCAATACCTTGATTCTGGATGTGTATCAAGTCCATCGTGGGAAACAGGGAATGATTGCTTTCACCAAAGAAGTCTGATTTGTACTGGAACTTTGTGAGTATTCCACAGTATTCAAGTTCTATGGATGCGGTTTCACCCCATCCAAAGTGGTATTTGAGGTATGGAACATTGCCATACTGTACAATCTCGCATTTCTGCGGTAAAGGGCAGAAAACACCGCTCGGCTCCCCATACTTGTCATACACGGGAACAATAAATGCGGTATTGTGGATATCAAGTATCGTTGATATTCGATATAAGAACTGTGACCAAGTTTGGAACTGGTTTGGAGCCTTCAAAAGTTTGTTTTGGAGTGCCGGACGCGCTGATCCTTGCAAATCAACTTTCAATTTGCTGATGTGAGTTGCTCTCACGTTTATTGCAGAACGGATAAGCTCCGATTCATAAATCTCACCACCCCAAGATGTGAACTTGGGTGTGTATCCATTCAGCATTTTGAATGTTGTTGCATTTCCATCATTCTTTTTTGGTCTGTTCTTCAAAAAAATATCGAATAGGCTCATTGTTCGTTCCTCAATCGGTCACCGATTTCGTCATACCATTTCTGACGGACACAAAATGCATCCGCAAGTGCCGCGACACCATCTATGTGCATATTGGGTGACAGTTTCACTAATCTGCCTCTGCCCCTCTCAACACTCATCTTGATTGCGGAATTGAGCAGATGCACCTTTAACAAATCGTTGTCACCACAATGCACCTTGCCATCCTTCATCAAGCCTTCCATCTCTTGGAGAACTCCCCAGAGATTATCTCCTTGATAGACATCATCACAACGGAATCCGAATCTCTCAAGGTCTTGTATCAGATAGTTTGCAGAATATCGGTCATATCCTACTTGGAGAGGCAAAATCTCATATTCTTCAACCAACTTTGTCAACCAGTTGTAGCAATCGTGATAGTCAACAAAGTTGTCTCCACTCGGCTCAAGTAAACCGCGTTGAATGTATATGTTGTATGGCAGACCATCTCTCTGTGTTGCCTCATCAATCTTCTCCGCAGGGAGCCAGAACTTGGCAAACACATATAATTCACCATTTTTCTCTAAAACAATCACACAGGCCGTGAGGTCTGTTGTCTGTGAGAGGTCAATTCCGGCTACACAGTACGAAGAGGCAAAATCCTCAATGTTGAGATGTTCTCCAAAACACCTCTCAACTGTCTGTGCGTCTAACCACGCAAGTGATGAGTTTTGCTTGATATTGCAATACTTGGTGAGGAACTCGGCTTTTTTTGATAACGATCCCTCGGCAATCGCAATCTCCTCAAGCATAAAATCCACGGACACGCTTACTCCCAGATTCGGGTTTGACTTCCGCAGTTCATTGATATCGTTCCACTTTGAGATGTCATCAATGACATACAAAAAAGGCAACAGTTTTCTTTCTTTACTGTCACCCTTCAAGAATCGTGTGCATCGTTTGAATATCTCATCGTATATGGAATCGTTTATGTATCCGGCCGTGGTGCAAGATAGGAGAATCCCCTCTTCTCTGGCACCCATACCAGATTTCATAACTTCATACTGTTTTAGTCCTGCGTCACCTTCCCAAGATGCAATCTCATCGCAGATGCACAAGGAAGGATTGAATCCATCGGACTTCTTGGCAGAGAATGCTATCTTCTTGACTTGGGAATTACTTGCAGTGATGAACAAGTCTGTCTGCCTGTGTTTTGGCAGATCGGAATCATCGTGTACTTTCCTCTTCTGATGATCCTTCTCGGAATAGTATTCCTTTAACGCTTGATACTCTGGATCAAGTAGCGTCATCTGCCAGATGTTATTGTATATGATGTCGGCTTGATCGAGTTTCGGAGCTATGTTGTAGACCTTCGCTCCAAAACCTCCCTCAATCTGCCAAATGTACTTTGCAATGGCGGCCGCCAACAAACTCTTGCCATTTTTACGGCCGATTATCAATACCGCCTCTCTGAACTGTCGCAATCCGTTCTCATCCACGATCCCGAACAGAGCAGAGACAAAAGCCTTCTCCCACAATTCAAGAATCAGATTGCTCGGAGCCAATTTCCCCTCTGTGTGGAATGTATGCTCCTCAATCCATTCAATCGCGGCATTGGCCTTCTTTTGGTCATAGTAAAACGCTTTACGCTCAAGGCCATCAACAAGATATTCCATTATTTGTCGGATATACGCACCAACTGTGATTGAACTATCTTTAATTCCTTGATAATAAGCGTAAATCCAATTAACTTCGGTTTTCTTCGGCATTCCTCGGCTCGATTGTGTGTGAAATGTGCAAATTAAAGG